GCATCTGCCGCATCTAAAATGCCTTTAGCAAATCTAGCTTCCCCCGTCGCATCTGTTTGATACGGAGAGAATACTGCACACTCATACTCTTGAGCCATGGATTTTAACGCCTTACTGACTTCAATCTGCTCAGTCCAGTCGTACTGACCTCCTCGAGAGGGTACACTAGAGCGCTTTACTTGGTTAATATAATCTACAATAATTACACTGGCCTCAAGCCTGGAGACTTTTTTATCAAGCTCCGCCCGTATCTTAGCGATAGTCAGGCTGGGGTCATAAACTACATCAAGCTGCTGAGTCGGGAGAAGCTCATGCTGTGTTGTAAGTTTATGGTGGAACTCGTTATAGTCTCGTGCAGTACTCTTCTTATACTCAAGTAGTCGCTCCTGGCCGTGCTGGAATCGAGAGGCTTGCCACCCTGCAACCTTTTCCCACTCCATGTTGGTAAGGTTGCCAGAACGGATTCTCGAAAAAGGAACGCCCGTAGCGATAGAGCAACATCGTTGCAATATTGATCTACTATCCATCTCAATAGTGAAATAAATAGCCGAACGACCAGATTGAAAGACATTATTTGCAACATTTGCACAAGCGATAGACTTACCAGAGCCTCTCTTTCCACCAACAAGAATAAGGTCTCGAGGGCTGAAAGTGATGTCTTGGTCGTAGTCGAGATTTAGTCCCAAGCCTATATGCTTGGCTCGATCTTCCTCAGGTTCCATCAAGTTTATGCGTTGCATACTTTCTTGAGGAGCCTCTAAGTCTACCTTTGTCTCTATGTCCAGAACAAGCTGATGAAGCTCATCAACCGACTCTTCTGCATTTGCAAACAATACCGTATTGTCGATATACTTATCAAGAGAGTTTAAAATCTCTTTTTGAGTATACTCGTTCTTTAAATACTCAAGAAGCGTAGCTGGATCTACATCTACTTCAACATCTTCCAAGGCAAAAACTTTGCTCTTAGTAGCAGGGTGTCGTATACTTAACTTGAGATCGTCGAACGAAGGGAACTGGTGATGCGTCTCACAGTGATTATCTATTGCCTCATATAACAGATGATATTCTGCGGGAAGATATTCTTTACGCAGATAGCTCCACGTCTCAAAGTCCTCCACAACAATACACTGCTTAATTAAAGCACTAGATATATTCAACAGTTCCCCCGAACATTAAAAAGGCTGACCCCAAGCGGAGTCAGCCGCCTACAACATAGAAAGTTACTATGCCTTTGCAGACCTAGCTGCACCGTCGTAATCCGAGGCCGCTAAGCCACGACGAGTCAACATAGTTTTGACTCCACGAGCGGTCTTGCCGATACTCTCAGCAATAGCTTCTACAGTCATAGAAGCAACATCTACGCCAGCAAGAGGGTCAGCGTTAGCTGGACCTTTTGTGGTCTCTTGGCGAGGAATAGCATTGATTTCGCCTGAGCGAAGCAAGCTAAGAGCCTTACCGCGAATGCTGTTGACAGAACGTCCGAGGGACTCTGCAATAGCTTCGACAAAAGCACCATCATTCACCATAGAGACGAATGAGGCCTCCTCTTCGGGTGTGTAGGTACGGACAGCCTCAGCTTTAGGGGCGGGGGCTACGTGTCCAGTCAGCTCCATAGACAAAATCTTGCCCTGGATTGACTTAGGTGAAAACTCTCCGCCTTCAAAATGCTCAGAAATTTGAGCATAAGTGTACTGACCAGAGTTGTCAGTAACAAAAGCACGAAGAGTAGCTTCTTGGTCTTCAGAAAAAGACTTGCCTGCGGCAGCAGAAGCAAGCTCTACTTCGTGACCCATCTTTCGCAGTTTGCTAGAGATAGAACGAGCAGAGGTTTCAAGCTGAGCTGCTGCTTCTGCAACAGTAGCTTGGGATACGGGGCTTTCGCCTCCGACAAAATTTGTAAGCGCATCAGTACGCTCATCGGTCCACTTAGGAAGTGCCATATTTAATTCTCCAAAAATGATCTAAGATCAGTTACTATAGTAACGCCAGTATCTCTGGCTTGTCGTGTTTTAGCAGACTCACTCCCACCTTCATTGATGAGAAAGCCTACTTGCTTAGTTAGGCTAGATTTTACTTCATAGCCTGCCGCGTTCAAAGCGGTTGTAGCATCAGCCTTGCTCTTGAAACTCTTCAAGCGCCCGCTAATACACACCGTACCCTTACTCACAGCAGGAGCTGGAGTATTTGAGAAGTACCAACTATGTGGCATAGTATCCACAAAGAAGGGTAGCTCATCTTCTATCCAGTCTAGTAGGTTTTGTGTTGCTTTTGGACCCAATCCGGCACGTTCACAAGCGTCTGCGTCAATATGAGAAATATGAGTAATAGTCTCAGACAGCTTCAGTGTTGCCGTTTTTCCGATCAAAGGAATACCAAAGGCAGGTAAAAGAAACTCGAGGGGAGCGTTAAACGAGTTAACGATTTCCGCCTCGAGTTTAGATGCCACTTTCTCAGAGCCCAACGATGCTAAGATACGACTACGCTCGGTAGTGTAAATTTCGGACGGGCACGTCCAGCCAAGTTTCTTGATAGACGCAGGGCCGAGACCCTTAATCTTCATTGTCTTAGCAAAATGTTCCACAGCCTTGGCATTCTGTGCAGGGCACATATGATTACGGCAGTACAGAGAATCATTTACCCACTCTAACTCTGCCTCACAAGAAGGACAGTTAGTAGGGAAGTTGATTTCTTGAAACATGGACTACTCCGAAAAAGTGAAAGAATATTATACGAAAGATTGAGCTAAAAGTCAAGAACTATTTTTCTCGATGTCCACTCGTCGCACGATTCGTGGAATGATTTCCCCACTCCGTATAACTTCAACTGAGCAACCTATCTCTAGGTTGAGGGAGCGAATGTACTCAAGGTTGTGTAGAGTTGCACGGCTCACGAGTGCATCTCCCACTTCGACAGGCGACAGTACGGCAACAGGACTCACGACTCCTGACTTACCTACTTGCCACACAACATCAAGCAATTCTGTAATCACCCCGTCCTTCTGCTCTTTGAGAGCGAAAGCCCCTCGAGGGTGGTGAGCTGTATATCCCATTTTATAGAAAGCAGCATAGTTATCTACCCTGAACACCTCGCCATCGGTTGGATAGCCAGTTGCATCGAAGTGAGTGATAACATTAAAACCTTCCTGGGCCAAATGGTCCATCGCATCGGTAAGTCGCTCGTACTCAGCTCCTTGAATATCGTAAGCGACAAAGCGTAAATCTTTGGCACGAGAACGAAATTCTGAAGCATCTTTGAGGTTGAGCGACCCCGCTGCAAAGTTTCGGGCATTTGGGATCGTATCGGGCGCTACGACCTCGCCAGTAATCTGAACTTTGTCCAAAATACTGATCTGCTGTGGCACTAGCTCTTCTAGCTTCAACGTGATATCACGACCAAGATTGCCGTCTCCACGAGTCAAAGCCTGAGCTAGATGGCCGTTGACATATTGCAACGACACTGCCGCTCCATCGAGTTTTGGAGTACGCACCATAGGAGCAGTACTCGGCTCTACGCTATTTAAGTCAAAAACTTTTTGTAGAGAATACATACGATATAAATGTGGAATACCATCAGTAACGGTGTGCCCCACAGAATCGTAGTTGTATAATCTTGCTAATGAATCAAACTCAGCATCCGAGACTATCGGAGTACCTGAGTAATACATTGCAGAAGCCTTTTCCAAAAAATGTTGCATATAGTTTCCTCACTCAATAAACAATATTATACAGAAAAGAGAAAGAAAAGTCAAGAACTATTTTGTGTATAAGTCCTTTATAAGATCAGAAAAATGCTCTTCAATAATTTCTTTACTTTCTGCAAGCGACAAAATCTCTACTAAACCTATGAACAGGTTTCGAGAGTTGTCAAAATCGAGCGGCATAGCAATACCTTCACTGCTGGGCTTCCATTCCTCTTCAAAATCAAGGTAGTATTTACGAACGTGCAGATACTCTACCCCTCGAAAGCAATTTATGGTAATGCGTATTTGCACTTCCTTTACTTCGTCGTAGTGTATTACTTTTTCGTAGATTTCTGGAGCCTGATACAGTTCCATGTCAAACCTCGTTCTTTAAGATAGAAGATAGAGGTATCACACTGGTCACACTGGCAGGTTTTAACAGACGATAAGAATCTGTATCCCAACAAAACATTAGGATAGTATCTTTAGATTCTTTTGCCCGGTTCTTTTTTCCCTGAATGTAAGGCGTGCTAAAATCCAACGTACAAACATTGTATTTTAACTTATTACTATTTTCGCTTCGATAGGTAATAACAGAGTCGCCCTGTTCTCTTACCAAGTCTGCTAGTTCTTCTTTTTTCACAATAACTCCTAGTGAAGTGGGTTGGCAGAATTTTCTTCCGTGCCTCTTCTACTAGAGCGTGAAAGTGAGGGACTTACACCTACGGATGCCCTCAAAGATTAACTATTTACTGCTGCGATAACGCCTGCAAAGTACATTGCTGCTTTACCTGTCAACTTGCTAACGATTTCTTCGTCAACTTCTTGACCTGCATCAGTAAGTGCGCCGGTAAGAGCTTCGATAGCGGCGGCTTTAGAGACACGAGCACTACCCGTCGCTCCACTCGCCTTTGATGTCCCACCAGAGGCGGGGGACTTTTTTACATAGACACCAGCTTTAGTAAGTACCATACGAACACCGTTGGGTGATTGGTCAAACTCGTCTGCGATGTCTTTTACAATTTCCATTGACGTTTCAGGAGTAGGATTCTGAGACTCATATGCCTCAATAACCTCTGCTTTTTGCTCGTCAGTCCATGCCATTTTACGTTTCCTTCTAGTTTGTGATTGTGTGGCTCCAGGGCAGTTCCCAGTAGCCTCTAATTGTTGTTGATAAAACCTATCGCCCACTGTCTACCATTACTAAGTAGACTGCTAGACATACCGCACACGCGGCGAATACAAGCATTCCTGCTAATACTTCCATTTGATATTCTCCTCATTTCAATATAGTATATTATACCGACATAAGCAATCAAAGTCAAGAAATATTTTTAGCCATCCCCATATAAATCTTCTGCCAACTCAGCTGCCATACGTACTTGTTCTTTATTTGGAGGAGATACAAAAAAGATACCATGAGGTATTCTATCTGTTTTATCCCACACAAACCAAGCATAGTCTGTAGCGTCAGTACCTTTACCTGTAAAACTAGGCCGTTTGCTAAGTACAAATAGTGCCGTTGGAGGATTTTCTTTCCACCACGGGTGTCTTGTAATACTTCCTAAATAATTAATTCTTAATAGCATCAAACAAGTATTACAGTGAGCAAGACTATGGTCTATAAACTCTTTCGCAATACTAAAGGGAGGATTTGTAAGTATTAGATCTGTTCCGTCCTCCCACTCAAAGAAATCCTTATCTTCCATAATTTCTGAGTAAGTAGTAGGAATTCCCACCTCTTCTTCTAAAAAATACTGTATGCGTCCATCGCCCCGACACGGTTCGTGTGCCGAGGAGAATAGGCTCCAGTCAATATCTAGATTCTCATAACACCACGGCGGTGTGGCGTAGAAGTCTGTAGCGTTAAGCCGCTGTCCTGTTTTTTGTCTCGACATAGTATAAGTCCTTGTTACTTTCCATTATAGGTACACCTCCAACCAGCCTTCTAGGTCTTCTACAAAACACCAATCAAAAAAGCTACTACGTTTTGCATTAAGATAAGTAATAATACCTTCTCGGCGGCGAAAGTGGTCTCCGTCCAATACGAGAAGTCCTCGCTTGAACATTGATAGATTTTCATAAACAAAAGGAATTTTTTGGTCTACAGTTCCGCTTACATTTTGTCTTTTGCATTCAATTGCAACATCGTTTACAGTAAAATCCATTCGAGAACGGCTGTTGCCGTAGCAATCTGTGAATTGAACTTCACGTTGATAATTAAGTTTAAGAGACTGCAGAATATTTTCAACCTCTGCTTCGAGTTTCTGCCCCGAGTAGTTTGCTTTTGCGCCTTGTGAAATAGAAGTAGTCATATAGTATGATCCTATAAAGTTAAAAAAATGCTTCTGACAATTTCTCACCAGAAGCATATATTATACACGGATCGAGGATCCTTGTCAAGAAATATTTTTAGATACGTGACAAGTCAACTCCGTATTTTTTAAGGTGTGATAACTTTCCGAGATCATACGCAAGAGAGTAGGCGGAGAAACCACCTTTATCTACGCTTGCCCATTTATCCATGTCTTCCCGTACGTCTTCTAGAATATAAATTGCATAGCACTTACTATCATACGTTTTCTCGTAGTTTACATCTACGAATCCTGCTTTTTCTGCTTGGTAGTCAACTGAGAGTTCGTGGTCGATTCGGGCTGGTTTGTTGTAGACTGCGGACCAGACGATTTCTCCGTCGGAGAAAGACTCCGCAAGGCATGAATCAGGGAGACTAACCGTCCCACTTTCGTGTCCAGTGCTTGGGACTCCGACTCTTTCAATGAGGCCTCGGACGAACCCACTACTTCTGTAGAGGCCTGACGCGATTTCTGCAATCGAGTCTCCGGATAAGTATCGTTCAACTGCTTCACAAATTTCTCCATCTGTTGCTCCTCGTCCGCGATTCTGCTTCTTACGTAGTGCTCTATACTCTTTTTTATCCAAGTAATCATCAATTATCTTCTGAAGGCGGGTGGTATTGTATGCTATATTCAGCATACTGCATGCCTCCTTCTTGGAAATAGGTTGCTTGGCGTTCAGTTGAAAAATCACTTTCTCGATATTCGAGTCGCTCAGATTCTCGTAGTCTTTCTTCTTTACTCTGCGTACCAAAAATTTTCTCCCAATTCTCGTAAAATGTTGTTGTGTTTGTAGGTCGTTGCTTGCTGCCTTTACTCACGTGGATCATCTCCTATAGACATTCGCAAGTACCAAATGGCTTTCTTGGTGTCTTGTTGTTTATTGTCCTTGTTGTTTGCTCTCCAGATATATTTGAATGCGTTAAGGCGGCAGTATTCTGCAAATCCTTCTTGCGATGTTGTTTGTTTCATCGCATCAATACATTCTACACCCTCACGCTTGTAATGTAAAGGACTATTTACTGGGTCATGTACTTTCATTCTAGAGCCTCCGCAACACTTGGAAAGTGCTGACGAATAATTTCCCAACATTGATCTGCAACTATCATGTGTTCTTTCTGAGTGCCGTGACCCCGCCGCAGTTCGCAATAGTGAATCCACGAACGAAGGCTGCCTGCCATATAAACTGTAGACACTGTGTTGCCTTCTGGTAGTACAGCACGGGCTTGCTCTTTTGCAATACCGTTATCGAGTGCCCACTTATATGCTTTCTTTGAGGCATCCAACACTTTTGCCT